CCAGGAGAACTTTGGTATCTTAAGGGCGTTGACAAGGTTGGAGAATTTTCTCCTGCTGATCACAAGGTATTTACAGAGCCAGTTAGAGACTTTGTTCGTGCAATGGCTTCAATTACAAACACACCTCTTCACTATTTTGAGAAAACTGGAAGCATTCCTTCTGGAGAATCTCTTAGAACTGCAGAATCTCCACTTATTGCCAAGGTAAAAGACCGTCAGATTACATTTGGTTCTACTTGGGCAGATATGTTTAGATTTATTCTAAAGATGGAAAATTCTACAGAACCAAACATTCAGGTTAGATGGAAAGACATTGAAAGCATTGACAGTCTAGATGCTTGGGAAGTTGCTGTAAAGAAGCGAGTAGTTGGCGTATCTCTTGAGCAAGTTCTGATTGAAATGGGTTATGATTTAGAAGTTGCAAAGGCAATCGCTGCAGCAGAAGAATCATTAACTAGTTTATCTCAAAACACAAACACAAATAATGTAATGATGGAAGCCACAGGAGGCCAAATTGGAAACTAATAACACAGAAGAAACAACAACAACTGAAGAAACAACACTAAATGATCCAAAGGCAGTGCTGGCTGCCCTTGATCGTGCAAAGTCTGATGCTAAAAAATTCAGGGAAGAGAAAGAAAAACTTGAAATAGACTTAAACAGCACTAATCAGAAGATAGCAGAATTCAGTGGAAAACTGCTTCATGAAAAGGTTTTGCAAAAAATCTCTGATGAAGGTGTTAAAGATCCACGAAGACTTCTAAGATTTATGGATTTGACTAAATTTGAATTTGATGACAATTTTGATGTTGTTGGGTTTGAAGGTCAGTTTAATCAACTTAAAGAAGATCTTCCAGAAATCTTTGATCCTAAACTTCGTGTTGGTGGTCAGGCAGATACTGCTGTAAAGGCAAGTGTAAGCACTCAGTACACTGCAACACAACTGCAGGCTGCAAAAATATTAGGTAAATTATAAGAATAAAATGGTACAATAGACTTATTGGGATGAGTGGACGCTTGCCCTATAATAATATTGAATTAGACGATTCAAAATTTACAACTTAATAAAAAATTTAACTATTCTTAAAGGAGAATAAAATGCCAATTTCAAGAACAGATTTGACAGAGGCAAACGGCTACATTCTAGAAGAGCAAGGGTCCACAGTAATCCAGGACCTTATTGCAAATTCTGCTGTAGAGCGTTTTGCTCGTCGTGAAGCAATGGCCTCACGCACAAAGTCAGTACCTCGTTTTGTTGGAGATGCACCAGTAGTAGTCGCAGAAGGCGATGAAATTCCAGCATCAGCACCAACACTTGACGAAGTCGTATTGACAGCAAGAAAGTATGCACAACTTATGCACATCTCAGAAGAAGATGTAAATGACCAACTCGTAGATACACTTTCAGTGTACAAGCGTGAATGGGCATCTAAGTGGGCACGAAAGTATGACAATGCTTGCCTTGGTGTAACATCAGCAGCAGATGGAGATGACGGTCAGCCGTACACATCTCTTTACCGTGCAATCTCACCAGGTGCTGCAGGAACAAACCTAATCACAGCAACTACAGCACTAACTTATGCACAACTTAACAGTGCTCTAGGTATTGTTGAAGATTCAAGCAAGTTTGATTCAGCCAACACAGTTTGGATGGCTCACCCAAAGATGCTTAAGGAAATTCGTGGAATGGTCAAGGGTAACTCTGACCTAGTTCTACCAGATCCACTAGCAGGAACACCAGGATCTCTATTTGGATATCCATTGGTAATTTCATACGGTGCAGCAACATCTGCTGCAGCATCAGCATCACCAACAGGAAATCCATTGCTCATCGTCGGTAACCGTCAGATGCTTATCAATGGTGTTCGTGGTGGAGTTGAATCAGTTCTTTCTCGTGATGCAGAATTTGCTCGTGATGGTGTAGTCTTGAAGACTCGCATCCGTCGTGGATTCGCAGTTGCAGATGCAGACGCATTCGCAATCGTTGAACGAGTAGGAGCGTAATCCTTATGCCATCAAAACTATACGGACAGTTCCTTTCACAGGCTCTTAACAAGGAGATTGACTGGGATACAGACACTATTAAGGTGGCTCTTCTCTCAAACGCTTACACACCAGATCAGGATGCACACAACTATTTAGACGATGTTGTTGCAAACGAAGTATCTGGTACAGGCTACACAGCAGGTGGAAACACTCTTGCTAACAAGACCAATTCATACAACTCATCAACAAATGTAATCACACTTGACGCTGATGACACAACTTGGTCTTCATCAACAATTACTGCTCGTTATGCAGTCATCTATGATGCAACTCCTGCAACTAACGCAACAAAGCCACTTATTGGTTATGTTGACTTTGGTTCAGATCAGTCATCATCAAACGGTAATTTCACAATTACTTGGGACGCTACAGGTATCGTAAGGATCACAGTAGCATAATGAACGCTAGAGTAGAAGCAGGTCCACTAACTATTGGACTCATATCAAATATGGTTGAGCCTACCGTTAAGGTAGAAATTAAGAGCATCCATGGCTCTTTCTCCTGCTCAACACGGACCTGCTTCTCTCTTGCAACTCCATCAATCAATGGTCACAGCCTATCTGGGGTTAATCCAGAACTAGCATTGACAGGAGGAATGGCTACGCTAGTAATGGCGTAGTCTTTTTTTATGAGCAAATTAACTACAAAGCAAGAATCTTATTCACACTTTAAAGGAATAAGTTTTGACCAATCAACTTTTACAACATCACCAACAATAACTGGTAATAGAACTCGCAATGGCAATGCTGTTGTTATGAGTACTCCATTTACTAGAGATGGACAATATGACCCAACAATTGTTGAAGGTCCAGTGACTGGACAAAATGCATATAAGTTTACATTTAATGACACTTCATCACCACAAAAAAGTTCAAGACTTTATTTTGGTTCTGTAACTTCAAATACTCTTCCTGCTGACGATATTCGTAGAATTTTTTATGAAACAGATGCCAATGCTGTTATGGAAGACATTCTTTTTGGACTTTGGGTTAAAACACCAGCATCTTACAATTCTTTTGCACAAACTGGTGTTTCTAGACTTATTGGTGCAACAGGTGCAAATACTGGACAAAATATTCTAAATATAACAGTTGGTGCTAACTCATCAATTCAACCAATTATTGGTATTAACCCTATTGGTGAATTAACTGGTTTTGTATCAAATTCAACAACAACATTTGCTGCTGAATGGGACACTTGGTATTTTGTTGCAATAAGAAGATCAGGTTATCAAACAAATTCTGGTGCTGCTGGAAGTACAGCAACAGGAAACTTAACCTATACATATTATATTAATGGACAAGAAAGAACAACAGTATCAGTAAGTTCTTGGAAAAGATGCACAATTAGTGCAATTACTTGGGGACACAGCAGCGCCAGTCCAATAAATCAAGAATGGTCTGTATCTTTAGCAGGATGGTTTGCAACAAATTTCGGTGCAATAGGTGCTTCTGGTCTTGCAGAAATATATTCAACATTTTCTGATTCAATAAATAATGCAACAGTTTTATCAGCATCTGCAATTCAAACAGAGCCAACAATTATTGTTACTTCTAGTGATTATACAGAAGTAACAACATCTTTTATTGCATCTACACAATTTCCATCAAATATTTCAGTATCAGCATCACAAAATATAAATATAACAATAACTCAAACACTTGATGCATCTGCAGATGTAAATAATGCAGAAATTAATACTCCAACATCTGTAAGTTTTAATTCAGATATACTTATTGCCTCTGCATTAATGACTAATGCAATTGTTTCAGAAAATCCAATGAATGCATCTGCAACAATGCCAGGTGGAACAGCATCAGTAACACCAAATTATTATTCATTAGTTAAATCAAAAAATCCATATATTTATTATTATGATGGTGGTGGAGCAAGCACGGCAGTTAATAGTGGATATCAAAGTGGAACTTTAACAAGGGGTGCACAGACACTTGCTTTACAAGATAGCCCTAATCCAATGCAAACTATTGGAAATGGTAAATCTTGGAGAACTGCAAATACTAGTAATGCAGATAATTGGTTTAGATTTAATTCTCCAAATTTAGAAACATCTTTTAATCAGATTTTAAAAACAGGAGAATATTCAGTTGAAATGTGGATAAATACATCAAATAATTTTTCATTTGTATCAGGTTATGGCGATAATTTTGAAAATATTGGTGGATCTATTTATGAGGCTAAAAATATATGGTTTGATTCAGAAGGATTAACATTTGGTCCTTATGCACGATGGAATGCAAATTCTACAGATCCTGTCCAAAATAGCGGATTTTACATGACAGTAAAAACTGGACCAACAACAAGCACAACAATTTTTGGTGCCTATAATTCTATTATTGCAAATAATTGGCAACACATTGTTGTTAGATCTTATACTACAAGTGGTTCAAATAGACAAATTGAATTATGGCTAAATGGTTCAGTTATTTTATCAACTTCATACACAATGTCTTCATGGACACCAACAAGCACACAGGTACAACTTGGTACAAATGATGATGGAAATTCTGGCGGAATTTATCAATCATATCTTGATGAATGGGCACTATATCCAACAGTTTTAGAAAATACAACAATTGTAAATCATCATAATTTTATTGCTAATTTTAGTCCATATGTAGATTTTATTGCTCCATCATTATCAGCAAATGCAGAAATTATAAATTCTCAACTTTTGGCAATAGACAATGCAATATTAACAGGTAATACAGCAACAGCAACAGCATTATTAGTAAATCCATCTGTTATTATTGGTATATCAAAAACAGTAACATCTGAAACATTTACTGCAACTGCACTATTAACAACAACCACACAATCTCTTGGAAATTCAAAATTAGTATCACCAATGATTGCATATAGTGAATCAAATAATGCGTTTAGACTTAATCAAACATATTTTAATTATGTAAAATCAAATATTGATCCATATCGTTATGTAACATTTGATGGTAATAATTCATATATAGATTATGGCACAGATACTTCATATTCAGTAGCAATGACTGTTGTTGGAGGAACAATTGTAAATCCTGATCTTGGTATTAATGGTAAATCTGCAAAGACTGCAGGAACATCATATGTTACTGATGGGGTTATCTTAAAGGAATCTGAATGGAATGATTCTTGGGGCACTGGTGCAAATGATTGGCATTCAGCATTCTGGTTTCAAAGAGCATTAGATGATAATTCAACAACGGGGCTAAGAGTGTTATGGAACCTTAATGGTTACAAGGATAATCAACATGCAGTTCTTTATCAATATCAAGGCAGATTACATATGCAGTTTAATAATGGTTCTGGAACATTTATTGAAACAGATTCTACTGCATTAGATTTGTTTGATTATCAGCGTCACTTTATTGTTATTGATCATAATCATGGTGGAGGCGGCACTAATACTATTAAACTTTATGTTGATTCTGTTCTTAGATTTACAGTTAATATTGGATCTATTACGCCAACTACTACAAATGCAATAACAGCAGACTCAGGAGCAAATAATGAAGCAAACAACCATCCAAGACTTTCAATTGGTTGCTTAATTACTCCTTTTGGTTCAACAGCATTACCAGTCGCACCAGCAAATGCTAAGTTAATTATTGATGAAGTTTATTGGGATAAAAACACAATTACACAAAATCAAGTAACATCTTTATATAGTGCTATGCCTGGTCAAGGCCATTTACTTGCATATGCAACACCATTGGATGCTTCTGCAACCATTGTTGGTTCATCTATTTCTACATCTGTTAACATTATTGCAGATCCAATGGTTGTTCTTTCATTACTTTCAGATATCACATTAACAGTTATTAGAGTTGTAAATGTAAGTGCAAATTTATTTACAGCAACCGCATCAATGGGTAGTGCGTATGGCTTTGAAGAAAAAAATATTTTTGCTGATTTGTTTATTGCTACAGCAATATTTAATAGTCCTGGAGTAAAACAAACAATTCCTGGTGGACCAATGTTGGCAACTGTTACACTTCCAACAAATATTCGTGGTGTTTATTATCCTCCTAGTTATCCAATTGCTAGTCCAGTAACCTATTTATTTAAAAATATTCCAACAATTTATGTAAGATATTTAATGCAAAAATCTTATGTTAACTCAATTCCATTATACAAGGAGATCAAATAATGAAAGATAATAAATATGTTGATTTAAAAGGTTTTGAATCAGTAAATACTCCAAGACAACTTGATCAATTTGAGGCTGTTGGATCAAAAGCACTTGCAGTAAGAAGTATTTTTGACTTCTCATTAACACCAAGATTTGATATATTAGGAAGAGACAAAGGAGACTTTTTCTTATTTGAAAACTTAGTTTTAGAAGGTGATACTTGGGATGGATATAAAGGTGCTCCTGGACATGCCCATTTAATGCTTGAAAATAAGCCAGTCTGGGCAAATAATTATTCAACTAATGAAAATTATTTTATAACTGAAACAGTTTTTGACATTACAAATGAATTAAATGTTCCATATTGGAATGAAAACGCATTAATTTATTTGGATCAAGGTGTTCCATCTATTTATACCCAAGCACACAATATGCCAAATAATGTAAGAGAGTTTAGATCTGGACATATAGAGTTAACCTTTAAAACAAATAAACAAAATTCTATAATTGGTGTTGGAACTACTAAAAAAACAAATTATGGCACTAGTCCTGTTAGTGATACTGGAAACTCTGAAGCAGAATTTGCTGGCTCTCAAGTATTTAATGATTCTGTAGCAGTTATTGATAAAGATAGTGCTTATTTACAGGATGGCTTTACAAACTCTCATACATTGTATTTAAATTTAAAAAATGGAAAAATTAATATTGAATATTTTGATGATTATGGTTTAAACAAAAAAGAATTTTCAATTTTAGGAAATATATCAGTAAGTGATGATCAATGGCACCATGTGGTAGTTAATTTTGGAAAGCCTGGAATTGTTAGACAGGGTGAAAATAAATTTAATGAAAGATTTATTGAAATTTGGGTAGATGGAAAATTAGATAAAAGAACAAAAGAATATGTAAATAATTCACAAATTTATTTCCCAACAATAGATTGGTTGTTAATGGATCCAACATTAATAGATAATAATGTAGATTTATTTACTATTGGTAGAGCCTATACTGATCCTAGTTCTATTCGTAATCAAGTCAATGACTATACTAATAATATTAGTAGTGATCTTGTTAATAGAAAGTTTGACAATGCAAAAAGTACTGCTTTTAAGGGATCCATAAATCATTATTCTAGTGGAATTAATTCTCCATTAAGCAAAAATGAAATTCAAGAAAGATATAATCTTTATCGTGGCAAATATAATCTTGCAAAATCTATAGATGTAAAAGCAGAAATGGTTTCTCCAACAATTTATGCTAATAAAAAGAAAGCATTAAAACTATTTTGGAACAAACTAGTAAATGAAAATAGCAAAAATGGTTTAGAACTTGATAATAATTTTAATGTTCATACATATAGCGTTACAAATAAAATTATAAATTCTTCTTCTGAAGTTTATAATGTAGATAAAAGCATTTTAAAACAAATAAACTTTTTACCAGATGTTAAGGTTGTTTTAAAAGATAATATATTAATATTAGGACCAGGAAAAGAACTTTTATTTAACAGAAGAGAAATTTGGAACGCACAAATTCCTGAATCAATTCAATTAACTCCAAATTTAGGACTTTATGATGCTTTAGATTCTGTTGGTTTAGATTTTAAACCAGAAACTAATAGCAGATTTAGTGCATATGGAATAGAAAATCTATTATTTAGTGGAATTGCATTAAATAATGGAGACAGAATATTATTAACTAATCAAATAAATAAAAAAGAAAATGGTATATATATATTTAATGGACTTAACAAACCATTAACAAGAGATCCTGAATTAAGATCTCCATCACAATTAAACAACTCAGTTGTCAGAGTTATAGATGGATATTATAAAGATACATCATGGATGTTGTCAAATGCAATTACAACTTTAAATGATGCACAAAATTGGTTAGAATTAGAATTTCATCCATCTGCAGATGATATTAATTCACAACCAATTTTTGCTCAAAGATGGTCAAATAATAATGGAGAAGAACGCTTTATTGATTTAGAGCAAGATATTAACATTAATGATTATGATGTAATTGTTTTTATGAATTATCCAGAAACAAATGAGCAAATAAAAGAATCTTTTGTTGGATATGATGATTTTGAAATAAAAGTTAAATATGACAATTTTATTAAATCATTAAAAAATGTTTGTGCTCAAGGAGCAAGTTTATATGTATCAAGTCCAAAACTTGCAGAAGATTTGGGAATTGTTAAAAAGTTTACAAAGGTAACTCAAGAACTTCAAACATCTGATGCACATTCTGCAGCAATAAATCCTTTTGAGGTTAACGAAACAGCAGAAAGATATTTTGATACTCACAGAAATAACAAATATGAGTTGGCTACTCCAGTTGTTGGATTAACTAACAAGGAGACATATATTCTTACTGATTTTATTAATTATAATCCAGATAATAGTTATGACTATGAGCAATACCACGCTAAATATTCTTATCGTCAGTTTGGTCTTCAGGAAGGTAACGAATTTATTATCCCTGGACTTTCTTTGCGTAAAATAACAACAAATGAAAATCTTCCTGGGTTTGTACAAAATCAAAGAAGAACTGAAACTCTTCCAGTAGTTGCACCTTCTGATATTTTGACAGGAACAGTTGTTACTAAATTAGCAAATACTTATTACAATGGATCAACTGTAGTAAACAATCCTTATGATGACTATGCAAGCACAATAATTGTTTATAATGGACAACTTTTATCAGGTCAACCAATTAATGGAAAAATATTTGTAAACTGTGTTGAAGATGGCTACACATTTAGTCGTCAAGAATATAACAGGGCTGTTATTCAGATAATTCCAACTCCAGATACTAATGAAACTGCAGCAACTCGTGCTTGGCAATACTCAACTAATAGATTAAATAGATTGCCACAAAGAATTAATGTGCGTGAACTAACTGAATTAGGACAAACAACATCAACAAATGGTGGTGGTGGTTCATTGATTCAGGCACCATCAAATGCTTCTAATGGTATTATTAGATCTAAAACAGATTATAATAATATAAACTATCAGTCAGATCTTTACGCAAGTGAGGCTGAAGAAATATATACAATACAGCAAATTCCAGTACTAAGTATGACCTGGCTAGGTCTGCAATGGCTGGCGGAATAGGAAAGGAGAAAAAATGTTTACAACTACAACAGAAGTAAAAACAATTACAGGCAAGATAGTTAAGGCTGACTTAATTCAAAGAGCACAATATGTTATTGAGTCTTATATTGGTAAATTTGAGGCTGATATCACAGACACCAAAGATCTTCAAATACTAAAAAGAGCCACGGCATATCAATCAGCATACATGCTTAACAATGAGGATATTGTTTTTGAACAAATGGCAGTAAGTACTACCATGCAAAACGATGCTTCAACAACATTTAAGCAAGGCGATACAGTATCTCCTTTCATTGCGCCAATGGCAGTAATGGTTTGCAGAAAACTTAGTTTTTTTAAATCAAGATCAATCAAAACAGGTAAAATTATTTCAAGCGATGTTTACCCAGATTGGATTCAAATTTAATGAAACCAAGAGCATATTCAAGGCACAAATATTCTGCTGAATTATATAAATATGTCAGAGAAATAGTTGGAGATACAAGCACTTTAAAATATTATTTTGCTGGAACATTTTCTCTTACTGCTGGCGTAAATAAAACGGGACAGATGACAATTCGTGCTGATCAACCATTACAAATAGGATCATTACTTAAAGAGATAAGAGATGCTAATGGAAATCTTATTCTTGACAGTACTATTTGGCAAATTAGCAATCTTGAACCAATAATGGATGCTTTTAATACTATTGAAAGTTATAGAATGAGAGCAGTTAAGTTCCAAGGAACTATTTAATGGGACTATTTGATTTATTAAACATTATTCAAGATGCTGGTGATGCAAAACAAGTAATTGAAGAAGGTTTGCAAGAAGCCTTGAGTGAAATGGAAGGCATGTGTGCCAATGAAGGACAGACTACGATTTTTGAGAGTTATTTAGTCCCAGAATTTGAGGCTGCTGCTAATAATAGCCCCATGGAAGGCTGGCCTGGAGTAGACGCTGGAGAATATTCAGATTTTATGGGTGAGATTTGTGAGGCAGGAAATCAGATAATGGAAGCAGCCTATGATTATGCTCAAGAAATATTGGCTCAAATGGAAGATTATGATGAAGATGCAATAGCCGAACTTGGAGATGAAGCAGAGATAGATCTCTAGTTTGACTTTTTATAACATATGTGTTATACTTATAGTATATAGAAAGAGGTGATTTATGGATTTAAATATTATGGTGGCTATCAGAGATGATCGCACATTACCTACAGGATATCACAAAGCAGTCCTTTATGCAATAGCAAGTAGAGGAAATCAAGCCTATCCAAATCAGCAGCAATTGATGAAAGATTCTGGAATAGGCAGTAGAAACACATTAGTTAAGATAGTTAATGATCTAGAAGGTTTGGGATGGCTTATTATTACCAAGAAAAAACACGGTAACAATCAATATAAAAATAATCGTTACAGTATCCAGGTACCAAATATGACTATTCCATGTATCAAATATGACGAATCAATAGTCAAATCTGATACATTAAAGATAAATAAAGATAAAAGAAAGATAAACATATCAATAAAAAATAATAAATCAGGAGAAGAGTTAGTTCATTCAACACTCTCTGATTGGATACAGACCGCATAGCGGTCATATATAAGGAGATATAAATGAGTAGAGAAGATAAAGTGCAGTTAGTTTATTGGTGCAATGTTTGTAATCTAACAGCAGTTGTAACAAATGAAATGAATACCTGTGGATTTTGCCAGGGTGAAATAAAAGAAATAGGATGGGTAGAAGAATCATGAAATCATCAGGATCAATAGAAAGAAGAATTTGTCCATGTGGAAAAGGTTCAAGAAATGTTGGACTAAATAGATATGGCCAAACAGTTTATGGGTTATTATGTACAAGTTGTCATAGATCTAATTACAGAGATAAGAAGAATTATTGTGAAAACTGTGGTTTTGTAGCATTACACTCAGTTCAACTTGATGTAGATCATAAGGATGGCAATAAAAGAAATAACAGTAAGGATAATGTCTGGACTATATGTTCAAATTGTCACAGACTTAAAACACATGCAAATAAGGAATGGGAAAATAAATATGTATAAATGTCCAAGTTGTAAAGAAGAAAAACCTGAATCAGAGTTTCATAGATCATCAAGCGTTAAAAGAGGCTTTGCGTATTATTGCAAGGTATGTCAAAATGCTATGAGTAAGAAAAAAAGAGAAGATAGAGCATTAAATGGTCCAACAATTATTCGTACATCTAAGGTTTGTGCTAAATGTCATAATCTTAAACCAGTATCTCAATTTTCTAAATATAAAGGATCTGCTGATGGTTTTGTAAGTTACTGTAAACCATGTTGGGTTGGAATAACTCAAAAGGCACAGGCAAAACAAAGGAAAAGATGATATACTTGTAGTACCAGTTTCTTTTCGACATAGTACTGGTCTACTCATAGGGAGTGGGGAAGTTTCTAGTCACCTCTTTAATCTTCTCCACTCTCTTATTTTAATGATACAATTGCATTGATGTACAAACTAGGTAAAATTTGGACGGTATAAAGAAGATATGACACTATTCCCATATGCAGGAGAAGTAGAGTATAGAGAAGGACAACTCAAGTTTGTTCTAACTTTCTTTGATTCCAAGAAAACAACTGAAATGACATTAGATATAGGTTTAGACGATTTTCTTGTTGACATGATAGAAGGTTTGTTAAATCAACATGAAGAGGTTTGATATGATGGTTTTATATAGGTGGCAATCCTATCAAAGATGCGTCGTAAAGTCAAATATCCAAACCTTCCTATCTTCAAACCTTATAGGAGGATATTATGGGATATAGAACATTTACAGAAGAACAAATTACAGAATTTATTGAAACAGCAAAAGAAATGGGTATTGGTCCTACTCTTAGATATCTACAATATCCAAAGTCTTATCATACTGCAAAGAAATGGTTTGTTGAAAGAGGTTTGGATATGCCTACTATTGATACCCTTGCAAAAATGGCGGGGGATCTAAGAGTATTCTATTCTGATAAAGAAAAACTAATAGCGGCTCAAGCAGTATTAGATAGATGTGTAGAAGCCCTAATGCAAGATGCTCTTGATAGTGATGGTTTGAACAAATTAGCAAATGCTGTTCATAAGGCTATCCAAACAATCAATTTGATAGAAGGCAAATCAACTGTTATTAATGAACAAAGAAATAAGGATGGTCAGGATTTGGCTATTATTGATTTGTTAAATGAAGCAAAAGCAAGAAATGAAGCAATGAGAAATAAAGGTTTGGAAATAAAAGGTTTGGAAACTATTGACAAATGAGGTTTGTTATGCTAGGGGTACCCGTTATGAAAATGTTTTTTTGTTTGCAAATTTCGCTGCCTGCAAACAATATTTCCCACAAAACCAAATATGAGGTAGTCTTATAATGTCAGCAGAAGTAATATCAGCAATAGGGGTAATAATTTTAGGAATAACAGGAGGCTTCTTTGGAATGATCAAATATATGATTAAAGCACTGTCAGAACTAAAGCCAAATGGAGGCTCTTCCATAAAAGACCAGGTAAATAGGCTTGAGAAAAGAGTAGACGATATCTATCATCTCTTGGCTGAAAGGCATTAATGTTAGCAACTGATATTTTAGACGGTATCCCACTAGAACTTTTATCTTTTTCTGAGGGCCGTAGAGAGATAACCAAGTATGACCCAATGCTATTTGCTTTGACATATTTGCCTCATCACCTTATGAACGCTCACGGAGAGATAACATTATCTGAATTTCATACTGATTTGGCTGAATACGGTAAATCTTGGATTCACAAACCTCAAAACCCTAAAGAAAACCGTGATGCCTTTATCGCTCCTAGAGAATGTGGCAAATCTACTTGGATTTTCCTTATTCTGCCTATGTGGGCTGCTGCTCATGGCCATGTTAAGTTTATTGCTGCCTTTTCAGATGCTGCATCCCAAGCCGAAACCCACCTTATGACATTTAAAAACGAATTGGAGTCAAATGAATACCTTATTGAAGATTATCCAGACCTGTGCAAGCCTAAAATTGTATCTTCTTCAGGTCGTGCCATGGCATCAAATTCTTGGCGTATTATTCAAAGCAACGATTTTATATTTGACGCTAATGGTATTGATACTAACTCTTTAGGTAAGAAGGTTTTTGGGCAGCGTCCAGACCTAATTATTCTTGATGATATTGAAAAAGGCGAAAAGAATTACTCTGAATACCAGGCAGGCCAGCAGAAAAACACCGTATTTGATGATATTGCTCCTATGAATATTTATGCTCGTATGATTTTTGTGGGAACTACCACTATGCCTAATTCTGTAATGGATCAATTCAGAAAATATGGCGAAGGCTACGATGATCCTGAATTAAATTGGATTAAAGACCAAAATGTGGATGTCCACTACTATCCAGCCATTATGCCTAACGATGATGGCTCAGAACGCTCTGTATGGCCTGAGAAGTGGCCTCTAGAGTGGCTTGAGAGCCAGCGTCATCTAAGAGACTTTGCCAAAAACTATATGAATCGCCCAATTAACACAGATGGGACATTTTGGACAAATGAAGATATTATTATTGAAGAGTTATCAGATTATGGAAACACTATAATTTCAATTGACCCCGCAGTAACAAAAAATAAAATCTCTGACTATACAGGAATATCTGTATTGTCTAGAGGCGTAGATAGTTTAGGTAAAGCCAATATCTATGTACGCCATGCTGAACAAGTTAAAATGTCTCCATCAGAAATAGCAGAAAGAGTTGCTTATCTTGTAGACAGATTTGATGTTGGTGTACTTTATGTTGAAGTAAACCAAGGTGGCGATCTTTGGAAAGATGTTTTCAAAGCCGTACCCGCCAAATATAGATCCAAATCACAAAGCCTATCAAAGCAGATTCGTGCTGGCAAGGCTTTAAATTTCTACCAACAAGGAAAAGTGCGACACACTGCACATTTTCCAGTATTGGAAGAACAGATGTGGTCCTTTCCAAAGGTATCGCATGAGGATGTACTTGATTCCGTTGTTTCTGGTATTTTGTACTTCTTAGATAACAAAGCAGTAAAACTAGAAACAAAACAAATAAATTATTTAAGGAGACAACATGTCTGATATTAAAAAGGCTATTGATACAATAGTAGATAGAAGAAATACCTATTTGGTTGCTGAGGAATATTACGAGGGAACTAATTTAGAAGTTTTCTCAAATAACCGTTGGCTACAAGTATTAGGAAGCGTAAGAAATAACTTTAGATTCAACTTTGCTAGAACTGTAGTAGATTCAGTTCTTAATCGTCTAGAGATTGCTAATATTACAGCAAACACAGAAGAAGCAAACGCAAAGATTAATGACATCTGGCAAATGAATGATTTGCAGATTGATGCAGATGAGATTCACCGTCGTGCACTTGTTTATGGTGATTGCTATGCAATTGTCTGGACAGATGTTAATGGAAATACAACTGTAGATTACAATTCACCACTTACAACTGTAATGGTTTATGATGATGAAAACCCAAGAATCAAAAGATTTGCTGCTAAATTGTGGCAATCAGAAGATCCACTAGATTACACAAAGAAAACATCACATTTAAACATGTACTATCCAGATCGTATTGAAAAGTACACAATGCCTGGAGAAGTTATAAATATTGTGTCTGCTAATGGATTCGTGCCAGTTTCTGTAGTAGAAAACCCATGGGGCGAGGTTCCAGTATTCCATTTCCGCACATCTAAGCAATATGGAAGACCAGAACATACGGATGCTTATGGTCCACAAGATGCAATTAACAAACTTATGACAACACACATGATTACTGTTGATTATCAAGGAGCACCACAGCGTTATGCTCTTGGTGGTTCAGGAAATTCTTCTGAATATGAAGATTTTGATGAAACAGGAACAGAGGCAGAAAACATTGGTCGCCTAAAGAACGGACCAGGAGAACTTTGGTATCTTAAGGGCGTTGACAAGGTTGGAGAATTTTCTCCTGCTGATCACAAGGTATTTACAGAGCCAGTTAGAGACTTTGTTCGTGCAA